GGAAGCCAAAGGCTAAGCCTAAGCAACCCATTCCTATAAGTGCATGATCTATATTCATTATGCACCTACGTTTGCTGGCTCGAACTCTTGGAACCAAAGATAAATATTCTTATCATTGTCAATCTCATGAGTCCATATTCCGCCCTGAGCGGTTGCATTAAGTTCTCTTGCCACATAAATAGCAGCTTTGATGGATCTAAAGTTATTGCCCTTTGAGTCTGTGTAGATGTTGTTCATTTTGAGCCCTTCTGTAATCGGTATTTCCGCTACAAGAAGAACAATACGCCCTATCTAACCCAACAGATAGACAATTTAGGTAACAGTCTTATAACAAAGTTATCCACAGACTCATCCCCTAAATCGGGTATGGCGATGCTAGCGGACTCTGCCATAGACCTTGCCCTGCACAATAAATGTGCCGTTCTTCTCAATATGGATTATGTCCACTTGGACGTTAGAACCCTTGACATACATGATGGCAAAGGCTTGCTGCCAATTCGCCGTTCCTTTGGTGTATGAGGCTTGTCTGAAGTCCATGAGGTTACCTACCTCAACTCCATGTAAAACACGCCCTAAACGCCCGCCAGAGGCTTCTGTGAAGGCGCTACGCCCTGCCCTATGGGTATGACCAGAGATGACGTTCTTCCCATGCCTACGAGCCGCTTCTAGGGCTGATAAGCCCCCTAGCTGCTTGATGGGTGTGTGGTCTCCATGGACTGCTATCCAGTTGGGTGCAATGTTCATAGGGTTCTTATGGAAGGTTATGCCAAGCTCATCGAACTTGAGGAACTTCTCAAATCGAAGCTCTGGCAAGGATAGGAATGATGGAATCTTCTTCATGATAATGTTGTAAAGGCGGTCTGTGTGGTTAGACCTGATGCAGTCTGTGACCCCTAGTTCCCAAAGCAACTCTACACATCGGTCACGATCATCTCCAAGGCTTTGCTCATAGGCTTGAGGCGTACCTTCTGACCACTTGCTTATAGTCTGGAAGTCAATTTCATCGCCGATGGTGACAGTCTGGTCTGGCTTAAAGGTCTTAAGGAATCTGGCTATATTCTGTGTTACCCAGACATCGTGAAACGGAACTTGAAGGTCGCTCAGGATTACTATCCTTTTGACTGAAGCCATTAGTCCTCATCATCGTCATCGTATGGGATGTTATCTATGCGATTGGGTAAATTAGGGATAATCCAATCAGGGAAGGATTCACGATCACCGAGCATCCAGAAAGCATGAGTCTCTGAAAATCCTGCCCTGCGCAGAGACTTGTAATACTCATTCATCGCTATGCAGTAAGCATCAAGCGCGCTGTAAGTATCTAAGTCTATGACTGGTCGTTTCCTTGCCATAGGTAAAGTGTTACTTACCTAACAACTCAATTATGGTTTCGACACGCGCTTCAAGGCGATTGACCTGATCCTTGATAGATGAGCCGCCGTTAGGCTTTAACTCTGCGAGGTAATGTTTAATCATGAACTGCGTGTAAGCAGCCAAGCCGCCAAGGACTGTAACAATTCCTACAGCCCAAGCTGCGAGGTCTGCCGCCTTCACTTCTTAGGAGTTGCGTATCCGAATACGCCCGCTAGTACAGCCCAAAGGACAGAGCGATAATCAAGTGCAAAGTTAGATGCACCCCACGCTGCTAGAAACGCACCTGCTGTAAGGATTGCTGGGTTCTTCATGTTCATAGTGTTCCGCCTATCATAGGGATGTTATTAAAGAACGAGCCATCGAGATCACCCTTGCTCGTAAAGCTGATATGAAGATGAGACTTGTGGCTATTGCTTCCAGTATATTTTCGCCAAGCCCAGCGCCTCTTGGATGATGCAATTCGTCCATCGAATATAATGTATTTAATTCGTAAATCTCCAGACTTCGCACAGAGTCGAATCTGGTCAGCAAGGTATGGCATGAGGTCGGGCTTGGACTTTCCACAGAGATCGCGGTCAAGGTCAATGGCTCGAACAACTGATTTAGCACCTTTATCTGGGTTATGATCAGACTTAAGATGTGAATGTCGAGCATCACCAATCCACCCGTCCGAGGTTCTATCTCTATCTGGGTACGAATCATCGAGCTGCTCGCGAAGCTGCTGACCTGCCTTACACAACCAAGGTGTGTTCGACATTGTCGCACTCCCATTTTTTCTTATCGTTAAGGGTAAGTTCATCATGTCCGCACTCTGGCATTGGAGCAATAAAGGCATCATCTATTGGATCGTAGGTATAACCAATTCCTGCATAGTTATAGCGAATATTTCCATTGTAGGAAGTACGAACGCATCGTTGCCCTCGGAAATTGCCATACCATTCTTCAGTAGATAGACCTTCAATAAGTTCTGTCTCGTCAATTCCAGTAATAACTTCTGTGACAATATTGGAATCATTAAGAAATGCGTAATGTGCCATTATGACCAACTCACATTTCCAGTACCAGCAGTAATTGTTGCTCGTTTGTAGCCACCACTTGCTGCGCTTTCGCTACCAGTCAGCCCTGCGCCGATGGTGATTGAATAACTACTTGGATACCTTAAAATGACAACTCCTGAACCGCCTGCGCCACCGCCTGCGCCTGAGCCACCACCTGCCTGACCACAACTTCCACCACCGCCGCCAGTATTAGCTGTTCCAGCAGCGCCAGCAGCGCCGTTAGCTGTACCAGCACCGCCACCGCCAGAACCACCTGCGCCGCCTGTGCCTGCTGATCCTGAAGTTTCGCGACCATAGCCGCCACCACCGCCGCCTGCATAAGTCACAGACGAACCAGTTATATCAACACTTACACCCGCTCCACCTGCGCCAGCAGAGGTTCCAGTTCCCGCGCTACCTGCAACGCTTGCACCGCCACCGCCACCTGATGGATAACGACCTGAACCGCCTTCATTGTTTGTACCTGATCCACCTGCGCGACCTTGATTAGCAGTACCAGAACCACCTGTGGCATTAGCATAAGAGCCACCACCTGAACCGCCTGTGTTTCCTATGTTAACGCCAGCAGCACCACCGCCACCACCGCCAGTCGATGTGATAGTTGAAAAAACTGAATTGTTGCCATTATTACCGCGCACATCACCAGATGTAGATGCGCCGCCTGCTCCAATGGTTACTGTGTAATTTGTAGATGCAGAAAGAGTTAGCGCACTTTCTAATGAACCGCCGCCGCCTGTAGCAGTTACAGTTGAACGCAATCCACCAGCTCCACCGCCACCGCCAGAACCATTAGCTCCACCACCGCCAGATGCTCCAGCCGCAACAACTAAATAATCCACTACCAATGCAACTGGTGGCGCTGCTGCGCCCGCGTGTAAAGATGCAATTTGATTAAGCATTAAGCAATGCCGCCTACAACGTACCAAGTGTCTGTTGCTGTCTTAATGCAAACCGCGCTCTTGTACTGTGAAATCGTAGGAGCAGCAGCAACCGCCCCAGCAGAAAGAATTGTGGTTGTGCCAGAGGTGACTGCGCTGATTGTACAAGTGCCTGAACCGATGTTGAGGACTGTAATGGCTGTGCCAATAGGGAAGGCTACAGAAGCATTGGTGGGAATCTTAAAGGCAATAGCGGTTGCCTTATTCATAAGCTCTAAGACTTGATACTGATCCGCTAAAACTGCTGTGTAGTCCGTTGTGTTGGCTGTGGCTACTGTGAATGTAGGAAGGCTGTTGTATGTGCCTGCCGTTAAGACATCGCCTGTAGTGACTGGAAAGGTTGCCATGTTGCTCCTAGTAGCTCAATGTAGATTGTCCGATTATACCGTATGTGCTGCTTCCGATAATGAAGCCATCCACAATAGGTTCAAGAGTCGTAACTGTTACGCTCATCTTGTTTGGGGTAATGTCCCAAGCAAAGCCCTGCGCTTGCAGAACCTTCTGAATTGTCGAGCCTTCTTGGGTAACGTTAGTGATATTGAGATTGTCAAAGTAATCCAAGGCAATCATGGTGTCGGTTGGAACTGCTGGGTCTAATAAATCAACTGTCATCTCGTCAATACGTATGGTGGTCTCTTTGCGGGTATTGACATAGTTCTGGGCTGCGCCTAGCACCTGCGCATCGGTCTCTGCCACAAGGTTCTCTTGGGTCAAAGCGTGTGGGAAATACTTGTCAATCGAGTCTTGGCTAAACACGTTCTGGCTTGTGCCGCCAATGCGGTTGAACTTCACATCGTTAATAATGAGCTTGTCATCAAAGGCATACTTGAGGTTCTTGTATGGGATGCCTGTGGTCTGGTTAAAGGCAATAGCACTATCTCCGAGGCTTCCAGTAACTTCGCTACGAGACTTAAAGACTGCTGACCCGTCTGGACTCATGTAGAAAGCTCCGAGCCCTTCCGAGAACTCTACGTTCTTAATCGCATCGAGGGTGATTCGTATTGTTGCAGGATCAGCAAGGCAGGTTGCATCACCTGTGGCTATCTGACGCATGGAGTTAGGGAACTGCACATCATCCAGAATCTTGTTAAGGCGTGTGCCTGTGGTCTGCCCTGCACCTGAATCGGCTACTGTCTGAATCTGGGACATCTGCAATAGACGGAAGCCGTCAGTACATAGAATATCTACATAGGCTGTCTCTTGACCTGTAGGGAAGGTGTACTTGTAGTCATTGACATAGCCAGAGAATAAAAAGTGGTCTGCTGTTGCTGTAGTGGCAGAGACACGTAGCTTACGCAAAGGCACTAAATAGCCAAAGTAAGGGCTGGCAGGGTTCTGTGGGTTGAAATAGCCCAGTGGGTCTAGGACACGCACTATAGCCGTACCTGCATCGTATTGGTCTTTCATAATGTTACGACCACGCCTAATTGAAATGCTGTACACATCAGGAGTTAAATCAACTGTAGGAATGATTACATCAGATGAGCCGAATGAAGATACTCCGATAACGCCGTTATCTGGTGATCCAATAATGAACCCCGAACCAAAGGTTGCTCCGCCAGAGAAGTCGAAGCTGACTGCTATCTGTGCAGGTAATGTCATCCCGCAAAGCCACCTGTTCTGCGGTTGATATAGGCAGAATCTCCAGTAGATAAAGACTGGTTTTGTAAGCCCTTTGCAATGGCGTTGGTTACATCGCCTTCGCCTGTAATTTTTAACTCAACTACTACGTTATTGGCATTAGGGTTGTAGTTAAGTCCTGTGCGGGTATTGTAGGTAATCATGCCGTCTGATGGCATTGTAGGAATATTAGTCGCTGGAACTGGAGCTGGAGCAGCGTTTTCGTTTGGTGCAGATTGTCCAAAAGGAGTGCCAACTGCAATGGCGGCTGCTTTGCCAGCCAAGTAACTTAGATAAGCATCGAGATACTCGAATGGGTTACGAGCATTAGGCAGGGCAGCCAAGAACTTGGCAAGATTGCCTGATGAGTCTTGAGCCTTAAGAATCTGATCTGTCAGCTTCTTTGCTAAGTCAGCATTGCCGTTAAGCAAAGCCAATTGAGCCTGTAAGCGGATTTCTTCTTCCTTTGTAACTTGACCCTTAAGAGCTGCAACTATCTGAATCTGCTCTAAATCAAAGACTGTGCCCGACTTCTTCAGTGAGGCTTGCTTTTTCTGCTCTGCTGTAAGTGCCTTGGTAGATGCAACCTGCTTCTTAGTTAAGTCTGCAACTTGCTTGGCGCGTTTAACTGCTGCTGCTTCTGCTTCGCGTTGCTGGCGCAGGCGGACTGCTGTACCTGCTGGAGATGCTGAACGATTGGTAGATGACGCACCAGCGCCACCCATGCCTGTACCTAGCGGATCCATAAGGAAATTGGTGTAACCCTGACGGAACTTATTGACCAAGCCGATTGCTGTGCCTAGGACAAGCGTTACGCCATTTACAGCCTTAGCAATGTTGTCAATTGCCTTAGCAGCATCTTTGGCTTCTGTGCCACCACCGATGCGGGCAAAGGCATCTACCAAACCCTTACCAATTGTCTCCTTGGCGTTTTCTGATGCAAGCGCAAGAGTATCCATCTTAAATGATGTAGTCGTGAGGTAATCCTGTGCTGCTCCTGCTGACTTTGCCAGCATGATGCCTAGAATCTCATTAAAGCCTTTGGTCTGTAGTTCTGCCCTTGTAAGTCCTGTGTTGTACTTGATAAGCCCACGAGTAATTCCTACATAACCTTTACCAAGGTCATTGGTTACTGTGGCTAAATCAACGCCTGATGCTCGGCTAATCTGGATGGCATTGTTAAGAAGCTCTTGAGATTTGGTAAGTGATCCAGTTATGTTGAGCAAAGATTGAAAGGCTGGGCGAAGAACATCATCCGCAATAGAGGCTGTGCGCTCTAAGTCTGATATAAAGGTTGCAACCTGAACCTTAGAGAAGGACAAGCCAAGATTATCAACTGCGCTAGATAATCTGCGAGCTGCTGCTTCGTCATCAGAGAAGGCTTTAACTGATGCCTTGCTGTAAGCAATAATGGCAGATGCGCCAAGCGTCACGCCAAGGGTGCGACCCAGTTTCTTAATTGTCTTGTCTAGTCTAAGGGCTGCATTGTCAGCATCCTTAAACGCCTTCTTGCCTACGAACTCCGCCGCTATATCAACTCTTAAGTCTGCCATTATCCTTTAACCTTTGCATTGAACTTAGCGGCTGAACGCTCGATAGCCTTAATTACTCCTGCTGTGGCTTTGCCTTGATCTTCCTCGAAAGCTCTAAAGATTGCGCGACCTGTCATCTTTGGCTTATCGCCTTTGAGTTGTCCACCCAGTTTAGGTGTGAACTTGCCAGTTACTCCAGACTTACGTCCAGCAGTTTCATAGATAGCGCCAGCAGCTCCTTTATTAAATATAGATGCCAAAGCGCGAAAGCCTGAACGATTGGCTTTGCTAGGGCTTGTCTTGTAGCTGATGCTACGGCGGGCAATTGTGGCATCGTAATAACGATTAGCCCAGCGACCTTTAGCGTTAGGACGCTTCAACCATCCGCTTGGAGCTTCTGCGTTTGATGGTAAGTAACCGCGAGCATCCTTAACTACTGGCTTTAGGAAGGCAGTTATCTCTTTAGTTGTTTCTTTGGCTAGGTCAGGCTCAAACTGGCGAAGGGCTTTACGATAAGCGATTACGCCTTGGATTTTTGTTGGCATCGCTTTGCTCCTTTGCTATGTCCTTTAATACCTGTACATGAGCCTTGAAAGCCATCGAAGGAAGTTCCACGATGGTGTTGAACGGAACTCCATACTCATAACTCAATCGAGCTGCGAGATAGGTGAGGGAGTTCCGATCTAACCTAAAGGGTCAGACTC